CTAAGATCAGTGAGGAGAATACTATGTCTAAGATGGGTAACTACGTAATGGCAGTACAAGAGATCGTTGAACCTATGGTGTACAACGGTGCCAGCAATGCCGATATCATTGAGGCAGTGAAAGCAGTCTGTGCGGATGCGCCAGATCTGTACATCCAGCAAGCAATCATCGAGGCAGAACGTGAGATGGGCATATACTAAAAAGTTATATGTCTATGAAAAAATATTCTAAAAAAACTCTTGACTTCAATACAAGAATCTGAGATAATTACTACGTAATTTGAGATGAGGACTTGATATGACTTACGAAGAAAAGATTGCGATGTACGATGAGAAACTCAAGTACGAGGTGTGCCCAATGCGCATTCGCCAACTTGAGGGTCGCAAGTACACTTTGATGTTCGAAGAAGTCCAACGCCGTTTGAAGGAGGAAAAGTAATGCCAAATGTAAATGTTGTTTATGGTGCCTTGGGTACACGGTCTATGTTCGCAGGTATGGATCTTACTTGCGAGATGGGTGTTGCCCATGCACTAGGTGAGGTTGCACCGATCCACAAGTCTGTGACTCATGAGAAGGGTGTCTACGAAGTGCGTGACCTTCTGCTCTATGAGAAGCACATCAAGTACGATCTGATCCTTCGCAAGATGCTGGAGGAAGGTGTTATCGATCATGACACCAAGGTTCGGGTCGGTTCTAATGGTCGATTACGAGAAGTTTATCTTGTCAATGAGAAGGAGGCGTATCGCTGTTTCGGTACGAGTTATTATGGCATCTACACCCAAGGACAAGCAACCGAAGAATAATCCGGTTGCCAAGTGGGGGAGAAGGTTCAACCGTGCGACTGTCATGGTTGACCGTAAGAAAAAGCAAAAGAAAAACAAAGCCCGTGGCAATATTTGCGTATGGGATCTGGAGAAAGAAGGATGAACATATTTGCACTAGAGTACGATCCGGAACGGTACAATCCGTTCCCTGAACCTGTAGAGTCTGCGGTGTCGCAGTGTGATAAACACATTGTCAAGATGCCGCTAGAGTCTGCACAAATGTTGTGTACTGCTCACCGTATTCTAGACGGTGACGAAGGCAACGAGGATCTGTACAAGGTTGCTCATCCAAAGCACCCATCGACTCTGTGGACAATGGAGTCTATGGGCAACTACAACTGGCACTATGCACACTGGATTGCTCTGTGTGAGGAGTACACCTACCGCTATGGTAAGGTGCACAAGTCCGAAGAGAAGTTCCGTGCACGTCTGTGTGTGCCACCTGTGAATATCCCTAGAGGGACAATCACTCCGTTCAAACTAGCAATGTCTCAGTTTCCGGAGTGTGTGGTCGAGGGTGATCCGGTCAAGTCCTACCGGAATTTCTACAAGACTAAGCAGTCTCGTTTTGATATGAAGTGGACTAAGCGTGACGTACCAACATGGTTCAAGGAGGCATCATGAGTCAACTAGGTTATGATCTTGCATACTCAGGAGAAACTCCCTTCGAAGGTGAAGAGGGTTATGTATCTGCTATGCGAGAAAATGTGAGTAAGTTCAGATTGGGTGGAGTGTACTACACTCCTAACATGGACATCGCAAGGGATCTTGAGAAGATTGCACTGCAGTCTTTCTCGCAGAAAGATTTTGAGCAACGGGCAAGAGAGTACTTGACAAGTTAAGGAGAATGATATATAATGTCAACCATACAGCAATTGAAGCAACGCTCTATTGCGGAGCAAGACAAGATGCTTCGAAAGCAACGGGTTCGTGATATTTTACTTGAACGTGAGATCGAAAGGATTGAGGAATGTACACTGAGAAAGAGTTCCAAGAAGCGTTAGAAAAAACTAAGGCAGTCTTGAAGGACACCTATGTCAACAACATTATCTACATGCAAGAACGCATGAAGGAAAATGCTGAAGAAAAGGAGTTGAAAAATATTGAAGACTTGATCATTGCGAATGAGCGAATGATCGTGTACTTTGATGAAGGTGATGAGTGGGTAAAACAACTGCATGAAGATGCACAATCAGGAGCAAATAATGGAACAGGTGATGGACTCGGAGATGACTCCGGAGATGATGAAGGCGAAGTCGCTCGAATCGAAGAGGCAAGGAATTCTTGAGGCACTGAGTGAGGGTGTAGTACACCTGCAGTTCAAGAAAGTAAACGGCGACCTACGCAACATGGTTGCTACCCGATGCTTTGATCGGATCCCCGAAGAGAAGCATCCTAAGACTGAAGACAAGCGGGAACAGAACGAAACGATTGTCGTGTTGTATGACCTTGAGGTCGAAGACTGGCGATCCTTCCGTGTGGAGAACCTTGTCGAATATCGGTGTGATGCATGGCAATAAAGCGAAAGCGAAAACCTATGACACCAGAGCAACGTGCGGCGGCAAGTGAGAGACTTGCCAAAGCACGACTTGCTCGTGGTCATGATGGATCTAAATCTGTACATCCCCTACTCAGGGAGATGGATGAAGACCACGCACTTCACTGGAAGAAGGTGAAGCAGTGGATCAAAGAAGTTAGTGATGAACTTCGAGCAAAGAAGCACCAACGTCTCTCCAAGGATTCAAAGGAGAGACAAGAGTATCAAGTGTTGGAGGTCTATGTTGCCAACATGAAACGTTATCTAGAGAGTAGTATTTGGCTGGATCATAGATATGGTAGACATCGAGAAGGTAAGATCAACACCTTCGTGTACAAGATGGCATACTACCCGTCTGGTCGTCCCAAGAGAACTGTGGGACACTTCTACTCAGACTGTGGTGAGTACACCAAGGAGATGAAAGAGCATGACGATAGAGTTTACTCTTCCGAATCAACAAGACCCTACGCCCCCCGAAGAGAACTTCATGAACCGGAAGAGGTTCTCGAAGATGGTGGAGACGATGGTACGGAGGGCAGATCTTAACTACATGGATGCCATCGTATATCTCTGCGAGGAGAACCAACTCGAAGTCGAGGATGTCAAGAAGTATCTGACACCTTCGATTGTTGAGAAACTAGAGGGTGAAGCAATGTCGCTAAATTTTCTAGAAAAACAAAATACTCTTGACGTTTGAGTATAAATATGTTAGAATACCTTGGTATTCACATACACTGTAATACAACTGCATACGCTGAACATACTGGAGAAACTATATGTCTTTTGCAAACCTCAAAAGTCGGTCTACCGACATCTCAAAACTTGTCTCTGCCGCTCAAGAAGCATCTGGTCAGAAACAGCAAACCAATAAGTACGTAGACGAACGTCAGTGGAAACCATCCGTCGATGAGAACGGTAATGGTTATGCTGTCATTCGCTTCCTTCCTGCATTGGAGGGTATGGATACTCCGTGGGTACGTTATTGGGATCACGGGTTCAAAGGACCAACTGGTCAGTGGTACATCGAGAAGTCGTTGACTACCATCGGTCAGAAGGATCCTGTCTCTGAACTCAACTCACGTCTATGGAATACTGGACTCGAAGAAGATAAGGAAACTGCTCGTAAGCAGAAGCGTCGTCTTCACTATGTGTCTAACATCCTTGTGGTGAATGACCCTGCGAACCCTTCCAACAATGGTCGAGTGTTCTACTACGAGTTTGGTAAGAAGATCTTTGATAAGATCATGGATCTTATGCAACCACAGTTTCCGGGTGAAGAACCCGTCAACCCTTTCGACTTCTGGAATGGTGCTGACTTCGAACTGAAGATCCGCAATGTTGCAGGTTATCGTAATTATGATAAGTCGGAATTCAAGTCACCTGCACCATTGTTCGAAGCAGATGAGACCCGTCTCGAAGCAACGTACAACCAGCAGATCGACTTGAACGAGTTTGTTGATCCTGCAAACTTCAAGTCATTTGCAGATCTGGAAGCACGTCTTGGTCTTGTACTAGGCACTGCTGTCGGTTCGAATGTGACTGCGAAGAATGAATCACTGACTCAAACAGCAGAGGCAAGTGTAGGACGTTCTGCACCTGAACCTGAAATTGTTGCGGCACCCGAACCTACGGTTGGTGCAACGGATGATGAAGACGACACTCTGTCGTACTTTGCGAAAATGGCACAGGAGGACTAAACTATGTTTGGTTTTTTGAAGAAGTTGTTTGCACCGCCTATCATTGAGGCACCCGTTGTCGAATCGCCCGTAGTGTATACTGCGGACGATCTCAACAAACTCACTAAGCTTGAACTAGAAGCATTGGGTCGGGAACACGGTGTTGTACTAGACCGACGCAGAAAGAAAGCAACCCTAGTTGCAGAGTTGCTTGAGGTTCTTTAACTAGCAAACGACCAAGACCTATCGTTCAAATCCATGGTCGGTAGGTTTTGGTCTATCACTGCGGCAGTCTGTGAAGTATTGTTGTTAGTGACATTTGATTGTTGTGGTGCATTGACCATAACACTTCCTACTCCACCCTGTACTGCATTCTGTCTAGACATAGTATCTAGATCAGTACCCCTATCGTTTCCTGTCCTTTGTGCTTGTCGTTCACCGATTGCTTGTAGTTGCTCTTCTCTTCGAGCAGATCTTGCCTGTCTCCTCTCGAACGCATTCATTCCTTCATATCGTGAACGTCCTTCATTAGGTTGCATGTCAGGAGTTTCTTCCACAGGTTTCTCGACACGCTTACGCTCAACAAACTGAAATCCGTCATCGTCAGTTCCGGTAGTCTCTACCACACCAACCTCAGTTGCCTCACGCTGTTGCTGTCGTCTCTTCTTCCTATCCTGTACGAGTAACTGATATTCCTCTGATGATGTGTCGATACCATCTTCTTCGTCCATTACTTGTCGATATGCTTCATCTCGACTCATACCGCTTTTCATTTTTTCTTGTGCTGATTTTCGGAGTCTATCCTCTTTCTCTTCGTCAGACTCACCGAATCCAAGGAAGTCTCCAACCGCACTTATAGTACCACTTGCTAAATTTTCAATATCTTCCATACTTGGAATCAAACCAAGTACAAAGTTTCTAATGTTTTCGATTAGGGTGTTGATCGGTTCCATCAAATACGCAATAGGGTCTTCTGCTGAGAATGCTCCTGTTATAAACTCTGAGAACATTGTAGGCAAGTTTTTCACGAACTGAATAATACTGTCGAATGTTTCTAAGAAACTGAACTCACCTAATGCCGCTTCCATATCGGTTGCGCCCAATGCACCAAGTAATGCACCAATACCCGTCTTAACGAGGTCGAGGAAACCATATACTATCTTACCCGGAAGGGTGATTACAAACTCAAGAATAGAAGCAAAGTCTACTCCGTCTTCGAAGGGTTTCATAACGCTGTCGAAGAGACTCGTGAATGTGTAGATCACACCATCCGTCAATCTGTTGACAAATCCAGTAAACGTTTCGGCAAAACTAAAACCGTCCAACATAGCAGAAAAGTTTTCGAAACCTAGTTTACCAGCAACC